AAGTAAGTTCTTGGTTTCCTTCAACTAATACATTTACTCCTTCTGATGCGCTATCTACTGTATTGCCGCATGGATTAAAACTAAGACAAACTATTAGAAATACAGGTGTTGTTTCAATTCCTGATGGAGTTACTTTTGTATACGCAATTGTTGCTGGTGGTGGTGGCTCTGGTGGAAGTCAAGTCAACTCTGCTGGTAACGCAGGTGGTGCAGGTGGTATTGCTTGGGGTTGGACTCTTGCTTTTAACTCATGTGTAGTTGGCTCTGGTGGTATATCTGCTAATACTAGTGGTGGTTTTTCACGTTATGGAAATATAATTGCAGGTGGAGGTGGAGGAGCAAATGGAGTTACGCCAATTTTAGGTGGCGGTGGAGGTACAAGCAGTGGCTCAACAAATTACTGGGGGATTCCAGGTGGTACGTATGGAACCACTACATCTTTAAATGGCACCTCTGGTGCTGGAGGAGGTGGTGGCTATGGTAATACTTCTGTTACTTTCTCGACTGCTGGTGTTGGTGGCAATGGTATTTCAGGAGGTGGCGGAGGTTCTGCTTGGCTTGCGGGTTCTCAAACAAACACTGGTGGAGCTGGTGGTTCGGGATTAGTTGGCGGTGGTGGTGGGGGTGCTGGTAATACAACTGGAATTCGCATAGGCGGTAAAGGTGGAGATGGATTTAACATTTTAGCTGGGGTAATTTCAATTGGTGGAGCAGGCTCAACGGGAACAAATACAAATGGATGTGGTGGTGGTGGGGCAGGTATTGGAGGCAATGGAGTTGCTGCTTCTGGAACTGCTGCTGGTAACGGTGGTCTTGGCGGTGGCGGTGGTGGAGGAACTAATACTGGCAGTGTTGGTCAAGGCGGCAACGGGCTTATTTATCTTTTTTATTAGGAGAATAAAATGAAAGAAATGTTTATAAGAGGTGAATCAGGGTCGCAAGTATCTTCGTGGAGCCCGTCTACAAATACTTTGGGATACTCTGATGGTTCCCCTGCATCTTTTCTTGTTCCTAGTGGATTAAAACTACAACAATTTTTTAGTAATACAACAACTACTTCTCAAATAATTTCTGTTGCAATTCCAACAGGCGTTACTTTTGTCTTTGCTATTTGTGTAGGAGGTGGTGGTTCAACTGCTTCTGTTGGTGTTTCGGGTGGAGCTGGTGGAGTTGCTTGGGGTTGGACAGTTGCTTCTCCTATATGTGTAGTAGGCAATGGTGGTGCTAGTAATAGTGGTGCAAGCGGTGGCTATACAAGATACGGAAATGTAATTGCAGGTGGGGGCGGAGCAAATGGAAGTTCGGGATTTTTAGGGGGCGGTGGAGGTTCAAATTACGCGGGGACGGCTGGTGCTGGTGGAACAAATTATTGGGGAATACCAGGTGGAGGTACTGCATTAAATGGCAGCGGTGGAGGTGCAGGTGGTGGCACTAGTTTAGGAAATAGAGGAGGCAGTGGTATATCTGGTGGTGGTGGTGGTTTTGCAACTACATCAGGCTCTCAAACAAATACTGCTGGTAACGGCGGCTCTGGATTAGTTGGTGGCGGCGGAGGTAGAGCAGCAGCATCTACTACCTCAAATGTTGGTGGTAATGGTGGCACGGGAATAAATATTTTAACTGGAGTAATAACTTTAGGTGGTAGTGGAACTTCTGGTACAAGTAGTGGGGGTTCTGGTGGCGGTGGCGGCGGAACAGTAAGTGCTGGTGGAAATGGAACTGTTGGTGGAGCAGGTGGAGCAGGTGGTCTTGGTGGTGGAGGTGGAGGCTCTATTGGTGTTATTGCAGGTGGTGGCGGTGCTGGTGGCGGCGGAGTCCTTTACCTTTTTTATTAGGAGATAATTATGACAGTAAACATATATCAAAACGAATCACTTAGTGATAGCCCCTATGGACTACAGTTGCGGCAAACTTTTACTGCAAGCGGTTCAGTAACAGTCCCTCCCAATATTAACAGAGTTTATGCAATTGTTATTGGCGGTGGTGGTGCGGGAACAAGTACATTGTATACAGGAGGTGGTGGTGGAGCAGGTGGTTATTCTGCTGGTTGGACTTATGTCTCAAATACAGTAACTGTTGGAGCAGGCGGGTTAGGTTCTTCATCTAACATAGGTGCTCCTGGAACTTCAAGTATCTATGGAATGGTTATGGCGGGTGGCGGCGGAAGCATTACAGCCACTTTTCCTCCAGGAAATCAACAAGGGGGTGCAGGGGGCGGGGCTACAACATCAACTTCAACTACTAGTACAGTTTCATATACAGGTGCTCCTTCAGCAACTGCATCTTCTGTCGGTTATGCTGCAGGTGGAAGTAATAATAATGGTATAGGTGGCGCTGGTGTTTCAGGTGGGGGAGCGGGGGCTGGCTTATTTTCTGGAGGTATAGGTCTTGGAGGGGTGGGATTAATTGGTGGTGGTGGTGCTAGCAGCACGGGGACTAGTTATGCGGGAACTGCTGGAGGAAGAGGAGATTTTTATTTAGGAGGTGCTGGCGGCCCTTCATTAAATGTTGTTACAACTGCAAGTATTACCTCAGCAACTGGAAATGGTACAACAGTAACTTATACTGCCGACAATACATTTACTGTAGGTCAAATTGTTTCAATTACTGGATTACCTCAAACATCTGGTTCACCTCTAAACCTTTCTAATCAAGCCATCGCTTCTGCTTCATCAACTCAATTTACAGTAACAAATGCTGCTAATGGAACATCTACTGGGATTGGAACTGCAAATATTTATGGTTCGGGTGGTGGCGGTGGGGGCGGGTTTCTATCTTCAGGAAACCCTGCTTCAGGAAACAACGGTGGTGCTGGTGGACTTGGCGGAGGAGGAGGCGGTGCTGGAGCAGTTGGCGGCACTAGTGGTAGTGGTGGTGACGGCGTTGTATTTTTATATTACTAAGGAGATAAAATGAGTGCATCTATTTATGGTAATAAAGGTGATACACCTTTAGGTCTAAAGTTGCAACAAACATTTACAAATATAACTACCACTTCTCAAACTTATTCTGTTGTAATTCCTGCTGGGATTAAAAGAGTTTATGCAATAGTAATTGGTGGTGGTGGGTCAGGTAGTGTAGACACACGTTCTACTGGGGGTGGAGCAGGTGGTTATTCTGCTGGTTGGACTTATCCTGCAACATCAGTAACTGTTGGAGCAGGTGCTGTTGGTCCTACTGGTAGCGCTACAGCTTATGGTGTTGTTGGTGGTTCAAGTATTTACGGAATGATATTTGCTGGTGGCGGGGGTGCAGGACAAGTTTCTAACAGCACTGGTGGTGTTGGCGGAGGCTCAATATCACCTATCACCGTCACTACTACATCAACAATTTCTTACACGGGGGCTCCTGCAGCATCTACTGGAGTAAATTCTAATGGTAATACTGCATATGCAGCTCCTGGTGGCGGTAGCCCAAGCCCATTTGCTACTGGTGCATCAACAGGTGGAAGTGGAGGTTCAGGTATCTCTGGCGGTGGCGGAGGTGCTGGAGCAACAACTTCAACTACATCTAATGCAACTGGTGGTGTTGGCGGTTCAGGACTTATTGGTGGTGGTGGAGGAGGCGCTTATAGCAGTGGAGCAAGTTTTACAGGAACAATGCGTGGCGGCGCTGGCGGTACTGGTAATGGAGGTAATGGAGGCATAGGTTCAGTAAGTATTGGTGGATTTGAAGCAGCTGGTGGTGGTGGTGCTGGATTTATTTCAGCAGGTTCAGATGGTGTAGGTGGGACAGGTGGTAATGGAGGTCTTGGTGGTGGCGGTGGAGGTGGAGGAAATCCAAGCTCTATTTCACCAAAAGGCGGTAATGGCGGTGGTGGAGTTGTATTTTTATATTATTAAAAAGGAGAAATAAAATGGCTACATATGCAGTAATGAATGGTAATACAGTAACTAACATAATTGTTGCTGATAATAAAGAAGAAGCTTCTAAAGTCATGGGCGCAGAACTAATTGAATATACATCTGAAAATCCAGCGGGAATTGATTGGATTTATGATGAAGCAATAGGAAGATTTACTGCGCCAGGGGATCAGGAACAATTACCTTCTAGTAATTACTAGCATAATTTGCTATAATTAAGGCATCATAGAAAAGAGTTAACATGCCATCATATCAATATGAATGCCAAGAGTGTAAAGTTCAGTATACTCATTTTAGAAGTATTAAAGAAGAAGATCCAGGTTATACCTGTGATACTTGTAGTTCCCCCCTCGTTAGATGGTATGGGATTTCTGGAACACGGACTCAAAAAAGATTACCAGAAGGTGATGATTTCATCTCATCTCAGATGGACTTTTATGGGACGGATAACTGGAAAGAACATTATGCTACTTGGGATGTAAAGCCAGATAGAGGATAGTATATAATAATAATATGAGCTATCAACTTAAAGTAATTAAAGATCATCCTATCGTGCTGCTGCCTTTAGATGAATCTTCGGGTACCTCAGCAATAGACATTTCTGGATGCGGCAACACAGGCACATATGTTGGTGGACTTCAATCAAATATACTTCCGTTAATTCCTGGCGGTACATCAGGAAATTTAATAAATTCAACTAAATCAATTACATTATCCACAACTAAAGACTATTATGGCTCAACAGTAAGTGGCGGATTTGCTAATAAGTATACTTCACAAAATAACTTCTCATTAGAGGTCTGGGTATATCCTAAAATTACCAGCACATCTAGAACAATTTTAATGGCAGATAATACGGCGGGAATTGGAATATACTATGAAGCAGGCTCATTAGTATTTAAACTTGAAGGCAATGAGCTATACTACACATTAAACAATACCAATAAAGTAATGCATATTGTGGCCACATATTCTCAATCCAGTATGTCATTATATGTAGATGGATATAATGTTGCAACAAAATCAATTACAGGATTTAAGTTTACAAATACAGCCCTTGCCCTTTCTATTGGTCCATGTACCGCAAGTGACTATTTTATAGTGGATGCACCAGCTATATATCGTGAGGCCTTATCTTCAGAAATAATTAGATCACACTTTATTGCTGGAACATTCCACGTTAACCCTATTCAATTTATTAGAACAGATGGCGGTAAGTTATTTGGACTAAATGATGAATTCCTAAAGCCTGTCCAAAGATATGTTTTAAACAATTTAAATACATATACTAATGATGATGTTTATTTTGATAAAGCTAACCAAGCACTTACATTTTATAAAACAGATACGGTTACAGCAAAATCTGTTGAAATTAATGATATTATAAATATACCAGTTGACTTAGGGGCTACAACATCTAAAATATATTGGAAGGCGGATAAAGGAGTAACAGTACAATCAAGTACAGATGGAATAACATACACCGAATGTGAAAATGGAAAAGCTTTGCCTAATTATAATAAATCGGCAGTAGCAACATCTAACGTTATATTTCTTAAAATTACTATGTCTACAACAGATGCTTCTAAATACCTTCCAAAGTTGTCTTCAGTTAAACTAGACTTTTATAAATCAATTGATGTATACTCAGAAAATTCAGGGTATTATGCAACATCAACATCTGATTATTCATTGGGATCATTTAATTACCCGCCACTTTTAAGACATAAAAATAATGGATTGCAGACAAAAACAGGAGCAGGCTTTAATATACCTGTAAAAGACTCTGTAAGCACCATAGAGATGTTTTTTACACCTTCTGACCTTACGGCTAACACCTTGTTTGATGTGGCCTCAGATGGCTCTTACACGGCTTCTAGATATTCTTGGACAACGGGCGGGACCATAACAAAGACCAATATATCAAAGATATATGTAAATGGAGTAGATCGGACAAGTCAGACAAATATATCAAATGTATTGCTAGCAGATAACTTGCATCATATTGTATTAGTTTTAACACAACCTGCATCAGGCGTATTAAAGTTTAATTATTCAAGCGCAGGGGGACCTTCAAGCCTGTATAAAAATATTGCTATTTACAATTATGCAATGTCAGGGACATTAGCTTTAGATCATTACACTTCTTACATTTCCCGTCCAAATTCCTATGTTTCAGATACGTCCTTTACTTTGACAGATTCTGCTCCAAGAGTATACAATAGTGACTGGGTAGTGATACAAACTATTTAATTTTGTCACATTTGTTGACAAAAAGCTGGACTTGTGTAGGAAATAATGGTAAAATAAATTACTATGGACATTAATCGTATAAACACCAAGGTACTTGCGGAAGAGTCCACTCTTGGAATATATGTTTGGGAGATGCCAGACGGCAGATGGATTGGGGATGATGATGGGAACTTTCTTTCAGTCACGTCCAAAAAAGGAAATAGATCCAGAATCGATGCTTTGGCTAGAGAAGTTCGCTCATTCGGCATATATGAGGGCGGGCCTAAATTTCTTTCCGCTAGAAGGAAAATTAACGATGAAGAATTTGAACACCAAAAGCAAAGACTCGACTGGGGATTAGTGCCAGACCCGTTAGATATTGGAAGCTATAAAGACGATATGAAAAAATTAAGGGGTATGAGATGAGCGTAGAATTTATTGATGATGAGAGTTCTGAAAACATAATTAATATTTCAAACACAGCAGACTGGTTTTCTTTAAAAAAGAATGAGACAAGCAATGATCCATTTGCAGTTGGAGTGGATGAATTAAAAAAAGTTAGAGGACTTGGTTCTTCATTTAAGCGTAAGATTAGCAGAGAGTTTTCTAAATCATTTACTGGCGTAGAGGGAACGGGAACACAGCAAAACCTACTAGCACAAGCTATTACAGGCTATGCTATGTTCGATTTAATAGAGCCGCCATATAACCTTGAATATCTTTCAATAGTATATGAAACATCAACATATAACTATGCAGCAATTAATGCAAAAGTTTCCAACATCGTTGGACTTGGCTATGATTTTGTAGAAACAAAGAAAACAAATGATGCTCTTGACATGCTTTCAGATGATAAATCCCTTGAAAGAGCACGTAGAAAAATAAGCAAGTTGCGACAAGATATACACGCATGGCTTGATACAACAAATGACGAAGATACATTTACTCAAACTTTGATTAAAGTTTTTACAGATTACGAAGCAACTGGAAATGGTTATATTGAAATAGGTCGAACAACTGCTGGAAACATTGGATACATCGGTCATGTCCCCGCAAAAACAATGCGTGTACGTAGATTAAGAGATGGCTATGTTCAATTGCTGTACGGCAAGGCAGTTTACTTTAGTAACTTTGGAGACACAGAAACAGAAAATCCAATTGCTGGTCAAGAAGATCGCCCAAATGAAATCATTCATTTAAAGAAATATACACCAATGAATAACTACTATGGAATTGCAGATATTATTGCCGCTCAGGTTTCTTTGGCGGGTAATGAACTATCTGGTAGATATAACTTAGATTACTTTGAAAATAAAGCGGTCCCAAGATATATTATTACAGTAAAGGGAGCCAAGCTTTCTCCAGAATCAGAAAGAAAATTGCTTGAATTTTTCCAGGTTGGATTAAAAGGAAAAAATCACAGATCCCTATATATCCCACTTCCAGGAGATACCCCAGATTCAAAGACAGAATTTAAGATGGAGCCAGTGGAGGCAAATCCACAGGAATCTTCATTTAATGTTTATCGTAAAGCAAATAGAGATGAAATACTATTAGCCCACCGTGTGCCAATTAATAAAATTGGAACTCCAGAAGGAGTAAATTTGGCAGTGGCAAGAGATGCCGATAAAACATTTAAAGAACAAGTTTGCCGTCCAGCCCAAATGATTTTAGAGAAAAAAATAAATAAAATATTTGAAGAAAAGACAGATGCGCTAGTACTTAAATTTAATGAATTAACTTTAACTGATGAAGATACTCAGTCTAAAATTGATGAAAGATATTTAAGAATGCAGGTAATTACCCCAAATGAAGTTCGAATTAGAAAAGGCATGATTCCGCTAGATGGTGGAGATCAAGTTATTGAATTAAAGGGTCCAGCAAAAGCCGAGCAAACAGCGGTGGCTGGAAATACCAGACAAAGATCCCAAGATCGCCAAGCAACTACCCCAGATATTTCTGGTGAGGGAAGAAATGCTAAAGGCGATGGCAGACAGGTTGACTAACCCCACTCAACTGTTATTTGCCTTTTTATCTATAAGTCGCTAAAATTAAGCATATGAATATTGAAAAGTCTTTATGGACTAGCCATGGCAATGACATTAACTTGTCTGTACCTTTCACTAAAGTTAACCGTGAAAAGAGAACTGTCTCTGGTTTCGCAACACTTGACAATGTAGACCAGACTGGTGACGTTGTAACTTCTGAAGCAAGCGTAAAGGCCTTTGAAAGCTTTCGTGGGAACATTCGTGAAATGCACGGATCTCTTGCGGTTGGCAAGATGGTTTCTTTCAAACCAGAAACTTTCTATGACCCAACAACCAAAGAATTTTATAACGGCGTTTATGTAACAGCATACATTTCAAAAGGCGCACAAGATAGCTGGGAGAAAGTTCTAGACGGAACTCTTTCAGGATTCTCAATCGGCGGGAAGATTAAAGAGTCAGATAACGAAGTTAATAAAGCTACAGGTAAAACTGTAAGATTTATTAAAGACTATGAATTGATGGAGTTGTCAATTGTAGACTCTCCAGCAAATGAGCTATGTAACATTCTTTCTATCCAGAAAGTAAATGGACAATACATCGCAAAGGGTATAGCAGTAGATGTTGTAACCGAAAATATTTTTTACTGTGAAGACAGTAATTCTGTTTTTATCTCAACAGAGAAGACATATGACTCACCAGTATCTGGTAAGCCAGCACAACTAATTGGTTGGGTTGAGAGTTCAGATGTTAACAAAGCAAAAGAGATTGATAAAATTCTTGATGCATACAAGCACTCAAGATTTACGTTGCCTGATTCACAAAAAATTGCAAAACAGGCAAACGCAGAAGGAGGTAATGAAATGTCAGATAACACAGAAAACGTAGTTGCTGAAGA